TTTAGATAATATTGAAGAAACTAAAACAAGCTATGTAGATGGTACTGAATTAGATGATGTGGCCGAGACTATTCGATTCACTGATATATCTGCCACGAGTTCACCAATTCGGATTGCCTCGAGCGAAGTTCTAAGTAACACAAATACAGATACTGGCGAGGGATTAGTTATCATGCCAACCGCTAGTCTCTCGATAACGGAAGGTGATGAAATTGGTTAAGAGCACAAAGTTAACAGAGACAGATGGCAAAATTACCCGTCAAGTCTACCCGGAAACCCATGCTAGTGTTGTGATGGGACTAAAGCAGGCAATTGATGAGGAAGCCAGCGGATCAAACAATATTCTTGCAGACGGGCAAGACTTAGATCAGCTTACCTCAGATAATGCGATCACTGGTTCTAAGACATTCATTATTAATGGCACCCATTGCCAGAATGCCCCCGCTGGTTTCAGTGGCTATGGTGTGTTGGAACTAACAGATATTAATGCAAACACATCTGTACAGCGAATTTATGACTCGAAGGGGTCTTTATTTGTTCGTGGCGCCGATGGGACTAACAAGACCTACAACGCTTGGTACACTAAATAGAAAGGAATTATTTAATTATGGCAACAACTAAAAAAGCATACTTACAAGACACGGATGGCAATGCAATTAGACCAGCAACTGATTGGAGTGTAGTTGAGAATGCCCCGGACTTTGCCAGTCAAATTCAAGATGTAAAAAATAGCCTTACTGGTGATTCTGGTACATGGACTGATTCAGGATTACAAATGTTGAGCGGGACAACAATCGATGCTGGCAATGGCTTAAAGTACAAGTTCATTCATATTGGGGCCTACAAAACCCTGATGATTTCCGGAGCGGTTAATTTACCAGCAATTAAGGCACACACTACTATTGATGTACTTTCTATTCCGATGCCAGATTGGTGGGAAACTAATAATAACTACGCTGAAATGGTCAGCAACGCATTAGTACCATTGAATGATAATCTCGCTATGGGCTGGTTTCATTTCCACGATGGTAAGCTAACTTGCAATAATTCCTGGGGAAGTAAAGATTATGCTGGTGGGTGGTTCGAAGTTTACTTCCAAGTAACTTGCTAGGAGGTCAGCTGATGGCCGATAAAGAAGACGTAAATGTGATTGACTTATTGATGGATATTCAACAACGCCTAGTGAAGGTCGAAACTAATACTAGTGGCGTCAATGAGACCACCAAAAAAGCCGATGAAGCCTACACGATAGCCAAGCAAAATGAAGCTGATATTAAGGATTTAAAGTCTAATAGTCAGTGGTGGTCACGCACAATGTGGGTGGCTATTATTTTGCCGGTCGCGTTATTTATTGTAGAGAACTTTTTGATGAAATAAGGAGGAAAATTAATTATGAACGTCCAAAATATTGCGGATTTACTCGTGTCGTTATTTGTTGTAATTGTCCCCATTATTGGGGGCTTTATCACTAAACATGTGTTGGCTAACAAGAAAGTAGTTAGCTTACTACAAACTGCTGAACCGCTGGCAAAAACAGGCGTTGTTTTAGCCGAACAAGCTGGAGTAACGAATTACCTCACGAGTGAAGCCAAAAAGTCTAAAGCCGTCGCCTATGTCCTAGCAGAACTCAAAAAGCTAGGTTTCACTATAGCCGATGAAGCAGCCATTGCCAGTGTGGTTGAAAAGCAATTTGCTGAATCAAAACAGGAAATTGAAGCGGCTTATCCGCAAAAGACAGTCCAACAAGTTGCCCAAGAACAAGCCGATGCCCAAGCAAAAGCGAAAGCAGCAGAACTGCAACAAGCTCAAGCTGATCTGGCGACTGCTCAAGCTAAGGTGGCCAGTTTAACACCTACGGCAGGTACAGCAACGGCTCAATAGGGGGATTAATATGCGCAATTTAGAATTTGCAAACGGCAGTCCACAGTCGATTAAATTAGGCGATTCAAGCAATACGCTGTCTCTACTAGTAACCGAATTAGATCAAGCTGTGGACTTGTCCAAAGCCTCGTCAATTACAGTCAAAAATCGGGAACACAGCAGGATTTCTAACGGAAATCGATGTAGCTGTTTCCGATTTAATACACCCAACAGACGGGAGAATTGATGTCGTTATCGACAGTAAGGTTTCTAGCAAATTGCCTGCTGGACAGTATTTACTGGAAGTTTGGATTGATGACGTTCATGGAAATACAGCGATCTATCCAGACACAAGCTATCCGAGCGTAATTGGTTTTTCGATTAAGAGAAACATTATGACCGCAACATCAACTGTGATTACAACGATTACCTTAGCCGATTTCGAAGCTAAATTCGATGATCTGCAAAAGGATCTACAAAACAAAGTGACTAGCGGCTATTTCAAGGGTGATAAAGGTGATCAAGGAATCCAAGGTGTTCAGGGAGTGCAAGGCGTGCAAGGCAAGGCTTTTCAGATCGCTAAAACCTATGGTTCCGTTGCAGATATGAACGCTAGTAAGGGCACTGGGCTGTCTGACGGTGATTTTGTTATGATCGCAAGTTCAGTGTCAGATACCGACAACGCTAAGCTATACACGTGGAACGGAACAAATTTCGTCTACATTGATGATCTGTCAGGAGCTCAAGGAATTCAAGGGCCTCAAGGGCCTCAAGGTGTCTCAGGATCTAACGGGAAAGACGCCACGATTAATGTTGTCACCCAAGCACAGTATGATGCACTGACCGACAAAACCGGCGTCTATTTTATTGAGGGGTGATTTAAATGTCAACGATTAATGGTAGAGCATGCGTTGCTAACGGAATGCCAGTAGACAAGGTGTTCAGCGATGGCAAGCAAGTTTATGGACGAAATCTAGCTTCTGGTACTGATCAGGAATATACAATGGGTTATGGTATCCCTAATACTGTTTGGCAGGACGGCTATGCTTACTTGAAATTACCATCAAATATCATTACTGGTGAAATTCTTCCACAAGATCCGCATAGTTTCCACTACAATTTAACGCCGGGGCAGGAGTATACCCAGACGGTTTGGTTAGAAACTGATGCAACTGTCAAAGATTTGAGTGTGGCTAGTATTACATGGTTTACCAGTGCAGGGCACGACGCGCAATCGGCAACGTTAATTAATCTTGGCGAAAATAAATATAAGCTCTATTCGACTTATACGTGGCCCGGCAAGAGTGATAATAATGTGCGATTGTTTGATACTTACAAATTAAATTCCGCTTTTGATTTAAACACAGGAACATATTTGAAGTTCGGCAAGCTCAAGCTAGAACAAGGCGACATTTCTACACCATATTCACCGGCGCCAGAAGACGTATTAAAATAGGAGGCAGACAATTGAATAAGATTAAACGATTAGTCATCACATTCGTGGTGGCTTTTTTAGTGGTAATTGGCATTGGAGGCACAGCCCATGCGGCCCTCACCGATATGCTAGACTTGTCTGATTACAATAACGGTGGCCACGCCCTTACTACACAGCAGTTTGTCAATCTACGTAATAATTACGGGATCAAAGCTGTCACGGTTAAGATTAGTGAGGGTCAAACGTGGAATGCCTCGACCGCTAAGGCCAATATTGCAGACGCTAGTCAAGCCGGACTATATACGAATGGGTACCATTTCGCTCGCTATAATTCGGTTGATACTGCACAAGCTGAAGCACGTCATGCGGTCCAACAGGCCCAAGCCGATGGTTTAGGTATTGGCTCGGTTATTGTCACAGATGCCGAGAGTTCCGCGCAATCTGGCGTGTCAAAGGCAACTAACGATCAAGACAACCAAGCATTCGCACAAGTTGTTCAGCAGGCTGGTTATCGGTGTGATATTTACACGATGGGTAGCTGGCTTAACACTAAGATGACTGTTAATGATGGCGCTGGTTGGATTGCTTACTACCCATACCACGTCACGACTGATCGGTATACTGGTAACCATGCTTGGCAATTTAGCTCCACGATGACCTTTGCAGGCTTGGCAGGGCGCTATGATGTTAGTCAACTGTACGATAATTACTACACGGCTAACACCGATAAGAATGCCGTAATCAGTAACGCACAGACGACTCATGTAGCGATCAATAGCAAGCATACGACCACTCACAAGCAAGCAGTATCAGGAACGTTTAGAGACGGCCCATATATCATTCATCGTCAAACTGGTGTATTTACTGCCGGTCAGGCTTTGCGAGTATTTGCATATCCTGGTGTACAATCAACAGGAGCTAAATATTACAAAGGTGAGTCGGTTGTCTATGATGGTTATGTCCGTAATGGTAACTACATTTATGTCAGTTATCTGACTAAGACGGGACACCATCACTATGTTGCCGTTCGTAGCGCAAACACACGGGTGCCACTTGGCACGTTTAAATAGCTTATCTGATAAGCTGAAAATAAGCTGAAATAAGCCTCTACCTTTAATCGGGTAGGGGCTTTTTTTATTTCTCAAAAAATAATGCTGATTAGTGTTGTAACTAGTGCGAATTAGTATTATAATGTATATATAGAGTTAAGAAAGGGGTAATCATAATGAAGAAGCAAATGTTAATGAAATCAGCACACCGGATCGCTAAGGAAATCAACTGGAAAGTTGGTAACTATTCAATCGCATTGTCAATCGCGCTTAAAGAAGTATGGCGCCAAGTTAAGGCGTATGACAAGAAGCGTTTCGGTGAAATTGCAATCATTTCAGCAGCTCAACGTTTGACTGCCCCAAAGATTCAAAGCACTAACGTATACGGTGTACCTGCATGGATCATTCGTAAGAACTTGAGCCAAGAAGAAGCATACGCAGTAATGAACCAAGCTAACTCAATGAATGTTGTTCGTGAAACTGAAAAAGCGGAATACGTTGAATTCAACACCGATTTCGGAACAATCCAAATGTGGACTCCTAAGTCTGTGCTTGTTGCTTAATTGAAAGGGGAAAATAATATGACTAATCCAGTATTCAATGAAAATAACTTAAAAAATGGCGAGATTTTAAGCTCAACGGAAGCAGCTGAAATATGGAAACTTAATTCAGCTTATGTAAGAAATTCGCTGGTTCAGAACCCTGAAAAGTGGTCTGAAAATGGATATAAAAAAGTAAAGGGGATTATTATAGTGACAAGTGAAGAAATGGAAAACATTACAGGGAAATCCGATCCACGTAAGGTTAATGCAATTCAGTCACCAGATGGAATTGAGATGACTTACGATCAAAAAGACACTGTATATAAGAATGCTAAAACAAGAGCATTCCAAAAATGTAACAAGCTGGACGGTGGGAACCGAGACAATCTAAACGCCCATTTCCAAGAATCCTTAAAAGAAATACTTGATGAAATTGTTCAGAATAAAAACGAAGAAGCACATCATCTACACGTTGTTACGGATACCGCAAGTATTAGTGTTGACGTTGATGGTGAAGAAATCCTAATCTCTAACGGTGGGGTTGATGGTTCTACTGATGTTTACGTAATTGAAGAAATGAATGCTGATTCTGATTGGGCAGAAAATGAAGATGGTGGCCGGATTAAAACAGATATGCTTGAAGGAAACGAAATTGCTGTGCACGGCTTGCCACTTGAACTAAGTGGAAAATTTCAGTGCTGGGCACAAGTCAACGGTGATTCTGCAAACATTTGGATCGTGAAGCAATCATAACGACTAATATGGTACAATGCACATGGCGATGATTTCGCCATCATTAAATTAATGGCCCGCTTCTTGTCCGGAGGCGGGTCTTTTTGTTTTGTACAGAAATAGCACCTATACCAATTAAGGCGTAGATGCTACATACTCTATTTTATTCTTGGGGACTTTCTGGGGACAAACGACTTGTTTTCACATGATTTTAGCTGATTTTAAAAAATGAAAAGCCTATTTTAACGCGTTTTAGTACATTTTAAAGAAGTGGGATTGGTCTTACAAAAAATACAATCGTCCATTAATAACTCCCTCTTTCGTCGTAAATATACTGTTAAGTATACAAGACAAGGGGGAGATTCGCATCTTTTTGTCGCATTAAATCGTATGATATAATAGACTTGTTTGAATAATTACGAAATTAAGAAGGAATGGATATGACATTAA